CGTGTCTGACAAGGCGGTTCGCAAGGCGATCGCGGCGGGCCGGCTCGGGGACGCGGTCGGCCTCGGCGCCGACGGTCAGCGCTGCATTCTGAATCCAGACCTGGCGGAACAGCGGTGGACGGCGACCACGCGGACCGGGGTCGGCGCGGTGCGGACTGCCGGCGCCGGGTCCGCGGACTCGGGTCGGTCCGCAGTCGCACCCGCGAAGCCGGCGGCGCGCGACGTCAGCCGGACGGCCGGAAACCTGGTGTCGCTGGTCGACGCGCAGCGGGACGCGACCACCGAGCGCGCGCGAAAGCTGCGACTCGACAATGACGCGCGCGAGGGTCGGCTCGTGCCGATCGACCGGGTCCGGCGCGAGGCGTTCGACGGGGCGCGCACGATCCGCGACGCACTGCTGAACATTCCCGATCGCCTGTCCGGCGAGCTGGCAGCCGAAACCGACCCGGCGGTCGTCTGGCGCAAGCTGGACGCGGCGATCCGGCAAGGGCTGAGCAGCGCGGCCGACACGCTCGCGTCGACGGTGCACTGATGCAGGTCGACCAGCTGGCAACCGTGCAGGATGTCGACCCGGAACCGCTCGAGGCGTCCGGCGTCGTCGGCATCATTCGCCAGGCGCGCGCCGACGGCATTCGACCCGACCCGGCGATCACGGTGTCGGAATGGGCCGACCTGCACCGGCGGCTCCCGGCGAAGTCATCGGCCGAGCCTGGTCCGTGGCGCACCGACCGTACGCCGTATCTGCGCGAGATCATGGATTGTCTCTCGGCGACGAGCGACGTCGAGGAAGTCGTGTTCATGAAGGGCGCGCAGGTCGGCGGTACTGAAGCCGTGATCAACGCGCTCGGCTACGTCATCGACCACGCACCCGGGCCGACGATGTTCGTACAGCCGACCGTCGAACTCGCGAAACGGTTCTCGAGGCAGCGCGTCGACCCGCTCGTGACAGACACGCCGCGACTTGCCGACAAGGTGGCAACCGCGAAGTCGCGCGACAGCGGGAACACGATGCTCTCGAAGGAATTCCCGGGCGGGCAGCTGATCATCACCGGCGCGAACTCTGCGGTCGGCCTGCGGTCGATGCCGGCGCGGAACGTATTCCTCGACGAGATCGACGGGTACCCGCTCGACGTCGACGAGGAAGGATCCCCGATCGCGCTCGTCGAGGCGCGCCAGCGGACATTCGCCAGGCGCAAGCGGGCGAAGGTGTCGACGCCGACAATCGCCGGCCGGTCGGCGGTCGAGGAAGCGTACGAGGACACCGACCGGCGCCGGTACTACGTCCCGTGTCCGGACTGCGGGCACCTCCAACCGCTCGACTTCGGGCAGCTGCAGTGGACGAAGTACGACCTACCGCCGGAGCAGGCGGTGTACGAGTGTCGGGCCTGCTATCACCCGATCGAGCAGCACCGCAAAACGTGGATGCTCGAGCGCGGGCAGTGGGTCGCCGAGCGGCCGGAACGGGTCGGCAAGATCCGCGGCTATCACCTATCGGCGCTGTACTCGCCGGCCGGCTGGATCTCCTGGGGCGAGATCGCCGCGATGTTCGTCAAGGTGCAGAAGAACCCCGACAAGCTGCGCGTGTTCGTGAATACCATCCTCGGCCAGACGTGGAAGGAAGTCGGCGACGCGCCGGACTGGGAACGACTCATGGAACGACGATCCACGTACGCGATCGGCACGGTCCCTGCCGGCGCGCTGTTCCTGACGGCCGGCGTCGACGTGCAGAAAGACCGGCTCGTGTACGAGGTAGTCGGATGGGGACGCGGGAAACGCTCCTGGTCCGTCGACGCCGGCGAACTGCCAGGCGATACGGCCGATCTGCAGCGCGGCCCGTGGGTGCAGCTCGCCGAGCTGCTCGACCGGAAGTATCCGCACGCGTCCGGCCTCGAGATGCCGATCGCCGCGATGGCGGTCGATTCCGGGTTCAACACACAGACGGTGTACAGCTGGACGCGCACCTACCCGGCGAACCGGGTGCTCGCGGTGAAGGGCGTCGACGCGGCGACCGTGCTCGTCGGGGCGCCGACGAAAGTCGACATCAAAGCCGACGGACGCCGGCTGCGTCGATCGCTGCTGCTGTGGCCGGTCTGCGGTGGCATCGCAAAGTCGGAGCTGTTCGGGTGGCTCCGACTCGAGCCGGTCGAGGACGGCACGACACCCGACGGCGCCTGTGAATTCCCGGAGTACGGCGAAGAATTCTTTCGGCAACTGACGGCCGAGCAGCTCGTGTCGCGGCGCACCCGGCGCGGCTACGTCCGGATGGACTGGGAAGTAATCCCCGGGCGCCAGAACCACGCGCTCGACGCGCGGGTGTATGCGCGCGCGGCGGCGCAGGTCGCCGGCCTCGACCGGTTCACGGACACCGATTGGACGAAACGCGAGGCGCTGTTTCCGGTGGCCACGGCGCCGGCCCCGACAGACGACGACCAGGCACCAGACACGACCACGCCGGCCGACACGCCGGCACCTTCGACAACTCCGACGAGGCCGACGACGGCGCGGTCGACATCATGGCTCGGGCGCGGGCGCGGCTCGTGGCTGAAGCGCAGCAGGTAAACCGATGGCATACACACAGGCAGATCTCGACACGATCGACGCGGAAATCGCGAAGGTTCGCACCGTCAAGGCGACGTCCCTCGCCGATCGGTCGGTCACCTTCCGAAGCCTCGACGAACTGACAAAGGAACGGGCACGCGTCGCAGCCGCGATCGCGCAGTCGTCCGGGACATCACGCGTCCGGTACGCCGCGACGTCGAAGGGGGTCTAGCACATGGCACCGATCACGAATCCCACATCGGCCGGTCGACGCGGCGCGCTGTCGTTCACGCCGACGATCGTCGACCGGGTCGTCGGCGCCGTCGCGCCACAATGGCAGCTCCGACGCACCCGCGCGCGCATCGCAAACGACATGCTCGTTCGGCAGTACGACGCCGCGGCGGTGTCGCGTCGTACGCAGGGCTGGCGCCGGGTCAGCGGTGACGCGAACGCGAACGCGCGCGACATCGGCACCATCCGGGATCTGGCGCGCGACCTGGTCCGCAATCACGGCGAACTCGGCCAGGCGAAGCGGACGATCGCGAACCACGTCGTCGGCTGGGGCATCATGGCGAAGCCGGGCGCGGGGCTATCGGTCGCCGCGATCGATCGGTGGAAGCGATGGGCGAATTCGACCGACTGTGACGCGGACGGCCGATCGAATCTGGCCGGCCTGCAAAAGCTCGTGATGCACACCGTCGCGGAATCCGGCGAGTGTCTCGTTCGGCGTCGGTGGCGGCGCTTGGCCGATGAGTACGCGCTGCCGTTCCAGCTGCAGATCCTCGAGCCGGATCACCTCGACACCGGCCTATCGAAGCAGCTCCCGAACGGCGGCTGGATTACGAACGGCGTCGAGTTCGACGCGCTCGGCGAGCGTGTCGCGTACTGGCTGTTCCCGATGCACCCGGGCGCAGCCTATCAGGGCGGCCGGCTGCTGTACGAGCCGGCGAAGCGGATCCCGGCGGCCGACGTGCTGCACATTTTCGAACGGATGCGACCGGGCCAGGTCCGCGCGGTGTCCTGGTTCGCGCCGATCATCCTGCCGGCGAAGGATCTCGACGAGTACACCGACGCGCAGGTTATGAAGCAGAAGATCGCGGCTTGTCTGTCGGTGCTGACGACCGACGTCGACGGGCAGAACGGACCGCTCGGCACGGCCGACGACACGACGACGAACCCGGGTGTCGACTCGCTCGAGCCGGGCGCGATCCTGAATCTGCCGGCCGGGAAGAACGTCGAAGTCGTGACACCTCCGCAGGTCAACGACTATGAACAGTTCGTACGCGCGAACAACCGGAAGATCGCAAAGGGTGTCGGCCTGACGTACGAGGATTACACCGGCGACTATAGCCAAGTGAACTTCTCATCGGCGCGCATGGCGCGGCTGGCGCACTGGGACAACGTCCACGACTGGCGGTGGCTGATGCTGATCCCGCAGTTCTGCGAACCCGTGTGGAACTGGGCTGTCGAGGCGATGCAGGTCGCCGGCCTGACGTCGACGGCGGTCGGTGTCGAATGGACGGCGCCGGGAATGCCGATGATTGAACCCGACAAGGAAGGACTCGCGATTATGCGGAACGTCCGGGCCGGGATTATGACGCTGGCCGAGGCGATTCGCGAGCGCGGGTACGATCCCGACGAATTCCTCGCCGAGTACGCGGCGTTCTCGAAGAAACTCGACGACCTGAAGATCGTACTCGACTCCGACCCGCGGCACATGACGCAGGCCGGGCAGTTCCAGACGGCGGATCTCGCGCGGCAACCGGTCGCCGCGGGGAACGGGGGTAACTGATGGACGCGCAGCGGGTACCCGTTCACCAGCTGACCACGGCACAGCGGCGCGTGCTCGAGTGGATCGACCGGTACGCGACCGCGCTCGAGGAACCCTGTCCGGCGTCGTTCATCGCGCGCCGGCTGGATCTGCACCGGTCGACCGTCGAGCAGCACATCGCCGCACTGCATCGCAAGGGCTGGCTCGTCACCGCGAAGTCGCCGACGAAGCCGGCGGCGCCGGTTCCGAGGTAGCAGCCGGCAACCACCACGATCCGCGCGGGTACCGCCCACAACACGGGTACTCGCGCGGGTTTCCGGGTGCACCCTTGAATCCGTGAAGTCTCACACCGTCAACATTCCAGCGCTTGCGTTCCGCGCGGCCGTCGTTCCGGCGACCGTCGACGACGAGGCGCGCACTGTCGAACTCACCTGGTCGACCGGCGCCGGCGTCGAGCGGTACGACTGGGCGACCGGTCAGCGGTTCATCGAAGTGCTGTCGATGGATCCAAAACACGTTCGGCTCGAGCGGCTGAACAGCGGCGCGCCGGTGCTCGACTCGCATTCGTCCTGGTCCCTGGGTGACGTGCTCGGCGTCATCGAGCAGAACAGCGGACGGATCGAGAAAGGCCTCGGCGTCGCGCGCGCGCGGTTCTCGCAGCGCGAGGACGTCGGCCCTAAGTGGCGCGACATTCGCGACGGCATCACGCCGAACGTGAGTGTCGGCTATCGCGTGTACAAGTTCGTCGAAACGCTCGACCAGAACGGCGGCATTCCGACCCGGACCGCTGTCGACTGGGAACCGTTCGAAGTCTCGATCGTGCCGATGCCGGCCGACGTCGGCGCGCAGGTCCGCGCGGCAGACAAGACCAACACCAATCCGTGCGTGATTGTCACGCGCGACGCAGAGGGAGAACCCATGTTGAACGAACAGAACCAGCCCGGTCAGCCGGCGGCCGAACCGACCGTCGCCGAGCGCACCGTTCCGGCGCCGGGTGCTCCCGACGCGGAACAGATCCGCGCGCAGGCGCAGACCATCGAACGCACTCGCCAGACCGAGATCCGGACGGCCGTACGACTGGCCGGCCTCGACCCGGCTGTCGCCGACGAACTGTGCGGTTCGTCGATGTCCGTCGACCAGGCGCGCGCGTCGATCTTCGACCGGCTCGCCGAGCGTTCGAACGGTCAGGCAATCCGGAACCAGACCGTCGAGGTCGGCGAGGCGTCGCGCGACAAGTTCGTTCGCGGCGTGTCGAACTGGCTGATCCGCAAGGGTGGATTCCTGCCGGTCCTCGCGCAGGCCGAGCGCGCGAACGCCGACCAGTTCGACCCGGGCGAGTTCCGCGGTATGTCGCTGCTCGACATCGCGAAGGAATCGCTCACCCGCGCGGGCGTGTCGTTCCGTGGCCTCGACAAGATGGAAGTCGCCGCGCTCGCGTTTACCCGTTCGTTCGGGTCTCAGGGCGTGTCGGACTTCGCGATCGCGCTCGAGTCGGTGCTGAACAAGGTACTCCAGGCGGCGTACATGACGCAGCCGGATACCTGGTCGCGGTTCTGTGCGACGACGACGCTCACCGACTTCCGTCCGCACACCCGGTACCGCATGGGGTCGATCGCGACCCTCGACTCGCTGAACGACCTGGGCGAGTTCAAGAACAAGGCGCTCTCGGATGCTGAGAAGGCGTCGATCACCGCGGCGACGAAGGGCAACATCGTGTCGATCTCGCGTCAGACCGTCGTGAACGACGACATCGGGTTCGTAATGAACCTGATGGCGATGCTGGGACGCGCCGCGAAGCGGTCGCCCGAAGTCGACGTGTACGCGCTGCTCGCGCTGAACAGCGGACTCGGGCCGACGATGTCGGACGGGCAGACGCTTTTCCATGCGACGCACAACAACATCGCGACGCAGACCGCAATCAGCGCGGCCGGGTTCGACGTCGATCGCGTCACGATGGCATCGCAGAAGGACAAGGACGGGAACGACTACCTCGACATGCGTCCGGCTGTCCTGGTGCTCCCGGTCGGCCTCGGCGGTCAGGCGCGCGTCATCAACCAGTCTCAGTACGATCCCGACACCCTGGCGAACAAGTCGCAGATGAAGCCGAACGTCGTCGTCGGCCTGTTCCGCGACATCGTCGATACGCCGCGCATGACCGGCACGCGCCGGTACGCGTTCGCGGATCCGCAGATCGCACCGGCGATCGAAGTCGGGTTCATCGACGGGCAGACCGAGCCGGTGCTCGAGACGCAGGCCGGGTGGAGGGTCGACGGTTCCGAGATGCGGGTGCGGTACGACTACGGCGTCGCGGCGACCGACTTCCGCGGCGCGGTGACGAACGCCGGCTAGTCCGGACTGTTCGACCAGGAATAGCGACCTCGCAGCCGGTACCGGGTAATGCCGGCCGGCTCGAGGCGTCGACAGGGAGCCACGGCGGGCCAAAACGCCGCGAAGGGGAGCACAGACAATCATGGCGAACAACTACATCCAGACCGGCGACCGGCTCACGCTGACGGCGCCGTATCAGCGCAACTCGGGCCAGGGGGCGAAGATCGGATCGATCATCGCGATCGCGCTGCAGACGGTCGCGAACGCGGTCGCGGGCGAGTGGGCGACGCGCGGCGTCTGGCTGGTCGAAAAGGCGACGGGCGCGGCCTGGGTCGTCGGCGACAAGCTGTATTGGGACGACGCAGCGAAGAAGTTCACCACCACGTCGGCGAGCAACACCCTCGCGGGCGTCGCGATGTTGTCCGCGGCAAGCGGTGACACGACCGGCGTGATCCGTCTCAACGGCTCGTTCTGATGCTCGATTCGGTGTGGGATCTGGCGCTCGGCGCGATGTTCGGCGCGGCTGCGGTCGACGCCGTCGTGACGCGACCGGCGCCAGACGACACACCGATTCAAGCCTCGGTGCTGTGGGTCACACCGACCACGGACGACGCACCGGCCGGCGCCGACTTCCACCGGCGCGAATCGAACGAGATCGCGGCGATTCGTAAGTCGGACGTTCCGACTATGCCACGACGGACGCGCATCGTCGCCGAGCGCACACTCGGCGCCGGCGTGCGGACGTGGTCGGTCGAACGGGTCGTCGTCGACGAGCCGGACTTGTGGCGGGTGCTGGTCGTTCCTGCAGACGAGTAACAACATGGGCGCATCGAAACGGCGACAACTGCTCGACGCAATCGTGACGCGGCTCGAGGCGATTGTCGCCGGCGAGGCGGCCGACCTGGGCGACATCTTCGAGACAGACGCCGGCCGAGCGGTCTACCAGGGCGAGATCCCGCAACTGGGCGAGGACGATCCAGAACAGGCGATCGCGATCATGCCGGACACCGACGAGCCGAGGGCGATCGGGTCCGTCGCGTTTCAAGTCGTGCTCCCGGTCAACGTGCACGCCGTCGTCAAGGTAACGCTCGAAGATCCGTGGACGGCGGCCGAACAGGTCGTCGCCGACATCAAGCGGGCGATCGAGACGTCCGACCAGGGGTTCGACGGGCTGGTGCAGAACCTCGAGCGCGAAGGGGTTAGCGTCCAGGAACGGGAACCCGGAAGCACGGTCGTCGCGGTGACGGTCCCGTATCGGTTCACCTTCCGCGAACAGTGGGGACGGCCGTAGATGCGGCTCACGTTTCATACCGCGGCGCTCGAGGCGAAGTTCCGACAGCTGAGCAAGCGCGGGCCGGTCGCGGTCGCGCGGGCACTGAACCGGACAGCGTCGAGCGAACGGACCGCACTCGCGCGCGAAGTCGCGGCCGACATGGGGATCCAGGTCAAGGCGGCGCGCAACGCGATCGCGGTGAAGAAAGCAAGCGCGGGGAACCTGGCGGCGCAAGTCGTCGCGAGGGGTAAGCGACTCCCGTTGATCGACTTCAAGGCGCGCGGGCCTCAGCCGTCGCGCGGGCGCGGACGCGGCGTGTCCTACGTGATCCAGGGGCAGCGCAAGACGATCGCGCGGGCGTTCATCGCGACCGTATCGAAGGCGGGCGACGAAGGGCAACACGCCGGACACCGCGGTGTGTTCGTTCGAAAGCAGAAGGCGGGCCGGCTGCCTATTACGCAGCTGATGGGCGTTTCGGTCGCGGTCGCCTTCTCACATCTGCTGCCGGCGGGTGAAGCGCGACGGGCCGACGCACTGGCGAAGAACGTCGCTCACGAAATCGAGTTTGAACTGTCGCGGGTCGCCGCGACGAAGTAGGGAGTCAGCACATGGCGAATACACAGCCTCTCGAAATCATCGCGGCGCCGTTCGACATCCTGCGGGCGGCCGTCGGGACGGCGTTCCCGACCATTCAGACCAACCCGTCCGCGGCGTGGAGCAAGATCGGATCGAACGGCGCGCTCAACTACGACGACGGCGAAGGCGTCACCGTCGTTCACGAGCAGGAATTCGCCGAATTCCGCGCGCTCGGCGATGCCGGCGTGCGGAAGATGTTCCGCACGAAGGAAGCGCTCCGGGTGAAAGTCAAGGTCTACGACCTCACCCTCGAGCAGTACAAGGCGGCGCTCAACGACAACCCGGTTACGGCGACCGCGGCGGCGTCCGGTGTCGCCGGTCAGAAAAAGCTCGGGCTGTCGCGCGGGTTCACCGTCGCCACAATGGCGCTCCTGATTCGCGGCAACGTGTCGCCGTACGGCACGGCGGCGGCGTGGAACGCGCAGTACGAGATCCCGATCGCCGTGCAGATCGGCTCGCCGGAAGTCATCTACAAGAAATCGGAACCGGTCGGCCTGGCGCTCGAGTGGATGGCGCTCGTCGACCCGTCGGCGGCATCCGTCGACGAACGGTTCGGCCGGCTCGTGATGCAGACGGCCGACGCGCTGCCGTAGTGCCATGACGACCGCGCTCGGCGATCGCTGGCGCGCGGCGCGTCTGGCACTGGACGACGCGAAACGGGAACTCGGACGCCGGCGCCGCGACGTGCGACGCAAGGCGGCCGACCTGGCAGCAATCGAGGACGAAGCGCGGCGCGTGGGTGTCGCGCTCGTCGATTCACAGCACAAGGAACGGTGACCTATGGCAGTTATCCCGACAGTTCAGCCCGTGATCGGCGGCGCCGTGGCGACCCTGGTCGCGGCCAACGCAGGCGGCGACAAGTTCAACAACACCGGACGGGAGCGGTTCCGCGTTCGCAATGGTTCCGGCGTGTCGATCAATGTGACGTTCACCGCGACCGGGTCGGCCGGGTGTCCCGAGGGCACGCTTCACGACAAGGTCGTCGCGGTCGCCGCGGGCGCCGAGAAGGTGTTCGGGCCGTTCGACCCGGCGCGATTCAGCGACGCGAGCAACCAGGTCGCCGTCGGCTATTCCGCGGTCACGACCGTTACCGTCGGCGTCGAATTCTAAGGCGCCGCGCAGCACCACCGGCGAACGGTCGGCCAGGCGTCGGCCGTTCGCATTCTTCTACCTTCGGAACACATGGCGCAGGGAACGGAGCATCTCATGGCCTCAAGCACACCGAAGCGCGACGGACCAGTTCTCGATCTGAGCACGGTCGTCACGCGTCCCAAGATTCGCATCGACGGAAAACTGTACGAACTGCGCTCGGCCGACGAGATGCCGTGGCTCGAGTTTCGACGACATGCCGGCCTGTTCCGCGAGGCGTCCCTGCTGATGGGGCGCATGGAGCAGAACCCGACGAAGGTCGAAGTCGCGCGCCTGCGGACGCTGCTCCCGGGCCTGGTGTCGCTGCTGGTGCTGAACCTGCCGCGGGCCGTCCTGGCGAGGCTCCGTATGGAACAGCAGCTCCAGATCGTCGCGACTTTTTCCGATCTGCTGCTGGCGAAGAATCCGCGACTGGCAGCACGGATCAAGGCGAACGCGGATCGATCTTCGACGAGGACGGGTTCGCGCTCGGCGCGCGGTTAGCGCGGTTCTACCCGGGCACCGACCCGTATCGGTGGGTGACGGAAATCCCGCTCGGGTTCCTGAAAGCGGCGGCGCGCATGATGCCGACGCTCCAGGCCGAGGAAGCACTGCAGGACGTGACGCGCGCGGCGATTGGCGCCGGACGTCTGGATAAGAGCACCGCGCAGGACGTGATCACGACCTGGCGGAAGGCGGTCGGCGACCCGCGGGTGAAGCCGATCAAGGCGACCACCGGCGCACTCGCGGCGATCGGAATCGGAACGCGGCAAGGCTGACGACGTCGACACCATGAGCAAGACGATCGCACAGGCAGTTCTCGAAATCGTCACCGACACGGGCAAGATGTCGGCTGGACTCGACGCGGCTGTCGGCCAGGCGAAGGCGTTCGGATCGAAGATCGAGGCGACGACGAAGGGCGTCGAAACGGCGTGGAAGGCGATGAGCGCCGCGATGGGCGTGCTCGCGCTCGGCGCCGTCGGGAAGGAATTCCTCGACATGGCCGGCAACGTCGCCGACCTGTCGCAGCGGCTCGACATCTCGACCGACACCGTCCAGGAATGGCAAGCGACGTTCGGGAAGGCCGGTGTTCCGATCGAATCGGTCGCGAAGTCGTCGGAAATCCTCAGCCAAAAGATCAACGGGGGCGATAAGTCAGCGGTCGCGGCACTGCAGGCGATGGGGCTGTCGGTCGCCGAACTGCAGGCGATGAACCCGGACGAGCGGTTTATCAAGGTCGCCGACGCGGTCGGCCAGCTGCAGAACCAAGACGACAAGATCGCGGCATCGAAAGGGCTGTTCGGCAAAGGCGGGCCGGAACTGCTCGCGGCGCTCGACGGGCACCTCGCCGACACCATCGACCAGATCCGCGAAATGGGCCTCGTGATCGACAGCGAAACGATCAAGGCGGCCGACGACTTCGGGGATCAACTCGGCCTCATGGGCACGCAGCTGCTCGGTATCGTGGCGACGGTCGTCGGTCCACTGCTGCCGGCGCTGTCGGCGCTCGGAAGTGTGCTGTCGTGGCTCGGCCGAACCGTGATCGGGCCGGTGCTGAACACCGCGATTAAGAGCGCCATGTGGCTGCTCTATGAACTGGTCGAAGGTGTCTCCGCGGTGACGGGTGCAATCGCTGACCAGGGCGCGAAGCTCCCTGTCGTCGGGAAGTATTTCCAGCAGTACGCCGACCTGCAGCACACCGTTCACGACAAGGTCAAAGCGCTCAAGGATGGACTCTGGCAGCAGAAGGACGCGACCGACGGCGTCGGCGTGGCGGCCGAACACGCGAAGCCGAAGATCGCCGGCCTGGGCGACTCGCACGACGACGCCGGGAAGAAAGCGAAAAAGCAGGCCGACGAACTCGATCGCCTGAAAGACAAGATCGCCGCGATCGATGCGGCGATCGCGAGCGGGTTCGGGCGTGATGGGGACATGGGCGCCGGTGCGGTCGCGGCTGACATCGCGCGCGCGAAGGCGACCGTCGACGCGATGCAGAAGGCGATCGGCATCGAGCAGGGTGTCGCCGGTGGGGGTTCGTGGAACATCGGCGTTCAACTGGATCTCGATGACGCGCGGAACGTCCTGGCGGCGCTCGAGGAAGAAACCGCGACATCATTCGGCGGCGCGCTGCAGTCGGCGATCGGCACGCTGCCGGGGCTGCTGACGCAGGCGTTCACCGGTGGCGGGGGCATCGGCGGCGCGCTGAAGGCCTTCACGTCGCAGATCGGCGGGTCGGTCGGTCGCGGGCTGTTCGAAGCCGGCGGCATGTTGAACGGTCTCGGGAACAAGCTCACCGGCATATTCGGTTCGGCGTTCGGGCTGGCACTGCCGGGGATCGGCCAGGCGCTCGGCGCGCTTGTCGGGCCGGCGCTCGAGAAGCTGTACGGCGGTCTGAAGCGGCTATTCGGCGGGCCGTCCGAAAAGGAACTCGGCGGTCGGGCGCCGGTCGCGGAACTCGAGAAGCAGTACGGCGGGTTCGAGGGGACGCTGAACCGCATCGGCGACGCGTACGCCGCGGTCGGCAAAACACGCGAGCAGGCGCAGCGCGATTACAAAGCGATGCTCGACGCCGAAAAGCAGGGCGCCGGCGCGGTGCAGCCGTGGATCGATTCCTTCCGGAAGGTCATCGACCAGGCCGACGAAGCGGCGAAGGCGACCGCGAGCGCCGAACAGCGGGCCAGCGACGAAATCACCGCGCAGCGCGACGCGCGCCTCCAGGCGGCCCGGGACGAGATCGACGGGCTGACGAAACAGCGCGCGGACCTGGCGGCCGGACTGGCGCAGGAAGCAGCCGAGGAAGATGCCGGAGTCATCGAACGCCAGCAGCGCGACCAGCTGGCAGCGCTCGACGCTCAGATTCAGGAAAAGAACGACGCGTACGCCGTCCTGGCTGAACAGACCGGCGCGGTCATGAAGGCGGCAATTGAGGAGGCGCTCGCGTCGATCCGGGTGCAGCCGGTGCACGTTCCGGCGGTGCTCGATGCACCCGGCGGGCTGTCGCTGAAGGACGGCGCCGACCAGGTGCTCGCGGCTAACAGCGGCGCCGGCGATGTCGTCATCAATCTCGAGGGGCGTGAAATCGCGCGCGGGACGCTGCCGTACATGGCGCAGGCGGCGAGCGCGTTCGGGGTGACGGGCTGATGCCGACGTATGCCTGCACGATCAACGGGTCCGCGGCTGTCATCGACGGCGCGGTTCGCATCTCGGCGCCGGCGAACGGTCGGGCGACGCTGACGGCGCGCGTCACGGCGACGACGCCGGCGGCCGTTCCGTCGGTCGACCAGACGATCGCAATCACGGAAGGGGCGACGACGATCTTCTCGGGACTGATTACCGGCGTCCGCTCGAGCGGCATCGACGGCAACCCGACGACCGAACTCGACGTCGCGATCACCGCGGCCGACAACAACATTCGCGCGACGCGCCGGCACCTGGTCGGCGTCACGGTCGCGGCTGGCACCTCGCTCCGTGACGCGATGGATGTGATCGTGGCGTATATCCCGGGTGTCACGCGTTCCGGGTCGCAGCCGGTCGGACCGTCGCTGTCGGCCGGGTTCACGGCGTCGGCCTGGCGCGCCGACGAGGCGCTCGACTACCTGACGAAAGACACCGGGTATCTCTGGCGAATCGACGACTCGAACGTGCTGTCGATGTGGGCGCCTGGCACGCTGACGGCGCCGTTCGACGTCATCGACGGCGACGGGCACACCGACGGCGACGTCGAAGTCGAACCACAACGGACAGAGTTCGCGACGAAGGTAATCGTACTGGCGGCCGGCGGCTCGGTCATTGGGACGGCGACCGATGCGTCGTACGCGTCGAACCCGTGGGAACTGGTCGTCGAGTCGCCCGACACGAAAACGCAGACAGACGCGGACGCGCTCGCGGCGTCGGTCCTGGCGGCGTCGCTGGTGCAGTGGAAAGAAGTACGGTACCCGACGCTGCAGGCCGGCATTCTCCCGGGCATGTCGCAGACGATCACCCTTGCGGCTCGAGGCATCAACAATACCTATCTCGTTACGGAAGTGAACACCGAGATCCGCGGGGGTGTGGCGACGCGGCGTGTCCGCGCGACCGAGGGTGTCGTGTACAAGACCGGATGGCGCGAGCAGGCGCGATCGCTGTTCAGCGGCGGATCGTCGTCGGCGCGGTCCCTGGCGGGTGTGTCTGGTGGGGGGCTGTCGTCGATTCGTACGTTCGTGTTCCTGGGCGGGTCGGGTGTCGAGTACGTCCAGGATCCTACGCCGACGTGGGTCGACGCGTCGCCGATGACGGTCGCGATCGACACCGTTCCGCGCGGGACGCTGGCGGCCGACGTTACGGTGACAATGCGCGCGCTCGACGCCGGCGTGACGGTGCAGGCGCGGCTCTATGACGTGACAGCCGGCGCGCCGTGTTCGGGAACATCGTCGGTCGTCACCTCGACGTCATGGACGACGGTGACGTTCACCGCGACTCTTACCGCCGGGTCGCATCGCTACAAGCTGCAAATTCTGCCAGGCGCCGCGAACGCGGACGTCGGCGCGATCGGGCACCTCCTATGAAGCTCGCACGATTCGTTCTCCTGTTCCTGTTCGCTGTCGTCGGCCTGGTCGACGCGCAGACCGTCGCCGGCGCGCGAGTCCGTCTGACCGATGCACCGTGCACGGTCGACAGTGTCAACGGCACACCCGACAAGCTCCGGCTCGTGGACTGCTCCACGATCACGACCGGCGGGTCGTCGAATCTAACGCTCAACCCTGCCGGCGACCTGGTGCTGCAGCCGGCCGGCGTCGACGTGCTGCCGGGCTCGGGCTATACCGTCAATCTCGGCGCGCTGACGAATAAGTATCTCGCGCTGCACGCGGCCGAACTGTGGGTCGAGACGCTCGTCGCTCAGAACACGATGGCGACGCTCGGTGGCCGTGTGCTCGTCGCGCCGACGAACATCCTCACGGCGGACATCGGCACGGGCGCCACGTCGATCAGCGTCAAGTACAACAATCTGACCAACGGTGACCGGGTCTACATGGAGGCCAATGGGGCTGTTGAGTTCATGGCGATCACGTCGAGCGCCAGTGGCTCCGGCCCCTACACCTACACCGTCACGCGCAATCTGGACGGGTCCGGGGCGAATGCCTGGTCCGCCGGCGATGCCGTGCTGAACACCGGCACGACCGGCAACGGCTTTATCGACCTGTATTCAACAGCGGGCGTGCTCTCCGGGTCTGGCCCGAGCATCGTCGGCAACGTCCGCACGGGCACCGCTTACAACGCGATCGCGCCGCGCTGGGCGATTGGCAACCTGAACGGCGTGTACGGCTACGGGGCGACGACCTACGGGGCGGCCTTTGGCGATTCGACGGCCACGAACGTCACCGTCGATGCGACGAACGGATTCCGCATTCGTTCAGGCACGACCGCCAAGCTGTCGGCGGACACGTCCGGCAATCTTTCGCTGGCCGGTGATCTCGCTATCGGTGGAACGGGGGTATTCCACACGGCCAATGCCAGCGCGTACGCGACAGGCATCGGCGTCTGGACCGCAGGCACTGGCGGATCAGTTGGACCGGTCAGCTATCTCGTCGTGGGCGCAGGCGGCGGCGGCGGCGGGACGAGCGGTGCGGCTGGTGGTGGCGGTGGTGGGCAGGTCGCCACGGGTTCGAAGTCGCTGGCGCTCGGTGCCTATACGGTCACAGTCGGCGCTGGCGGCAGCGCGGGCACGCCGAGTACGGCCGGAACAAGTGGTGGTAATTCGTCCGCCCTCAGCGTGACGGCTACGGGTGGCAATCGTGGCGCGGGCTTGTCTGATCCGTTTCCGCAGATAGGCGGCACATCAGGATCGGGCAATGCGGGAGGAGCCGGCTATAACGGCGCGAACAAGAGCGGCGGCGGTGGCGGTGGCAATGGTGCGACGGGATCAGCCGCGGTCCTCGGGGCCGGTGGCGCTGGCGGTGCTGGTACCGCGTCGTCCATCACCGGCAGCTCGGTCACCTACGGTGGCGGTGGCGGTGGCGGCAGCCAGGTCTCCGGCGGGGCCGGCGGGGCCGGCGGTGGTGGGGCCGGCGGCGTGGGCTCGGGCACGGCCGTCGCTGGTACCGCGAACACGGGCGGTGGCGGCGGAGGCAACGGCAGCGCTGGCAACGCGGGCGCCGGCGGGTCTGGCATCGTCGTGATCAGCTACCCGACCGGATCGCTCACCGCGACGGGAGGGACGATCACCACCTCCGGCGGCAACACGATTCACACCTTCACGTCGGGTGGCACATTCACTGTTACCGGACCAGACGTCGCCGTGTGGCGCGTGGGTGATCCTGCTGGACAACAGGTCGCGTGGGACGGCTCTACGCTGTCGATCACGGGGACCGGGATTATCAACGGCTCGGCGCTCGTGAACGGTACCGTCACGGCGTCGCAGATTCAGGCGGGCACGATCACCGGCAGCAAGATCGCGGCCAGCACGATCACGGCGTCGAATCTCAACGTGTCGTCCTTGTCGGCCATCACGGCCGACCTCGGCACGGTGACGTCAGGCTCGATCGACATCGCCAGCGGCGTGTTCTCGGTGGCGAGCAACGGCGACACCTACATCTCGGTCCTCGATTCAGGCACGGTGCAGACGACGAATCTGAGCGTCTTCGGGATTGCTGGCGGCAGCAACCAGTACGTGTGCGTAGCGCCGTCAGGGGCGCTCTACGGGAGCGCGGGCGGATGCTGACCGTCTCAGTGCGTCAGCACGGCGATCCATCGTGCCGCGATCGTGCGGGCGTTGTCAGCGCCTCCGAAGTGGACACCGTCGTCGGGCGTCAGGTCCCGCAGCAATGGCCCGCGCAGGACCGGCAACTGCGCCCAGACGCGTTCGATGCCGGCGCGCACCGCGGCATTCTCGGTGCGCATGTCGCCGTACGTCCAGACCTGGCCGACGTCGGCCAGGTAGATCGCCGCGCCGGGATAGTCTCGATTCAGGGCTTCAATGAGGCGGCGGAGGTCTTCGTAGACGCTATCGGCCGTGGGACGCTCGTAGACGGTGGCCGCGCTGCCCGGGTGGTACTCGTGGAGGATCGTGTCGTTCGCGCCGAGGTGTACGAGGAACGCGGTGGGCGGAGTGGTCAGGTTCGCACGCAGGCGCTGGTAGGCGCTGCCGTCCGGCTGCCACTGCAAATGGATGAATGTCGACCCGACCGCGTAGCTGCTCCAGCGTGCAGGAACGGCCTGCTGAATCAACGGCCAGTACCCCTGGTCGAGCAATCCCAACGAGTCCCCGATGACCACGTAGGTGGGACCAGCAGCGGCCGGTTGCGGATCGGGCTGCTGCGGCGCGGTTGCTGTCTGGGTGACGACAGGCGTCGGGGTCACAGTGGTGCCAGCGCAGGCGACGGTCAGAAGCGATGTCAGCGTAAGGGTGAGCAGCATGGGTGATCTCATGAGCGCAGTATCGCAAGCAGAGCGGCGCAGTGTGAAGCGAATTGTCTTGCACGGATTCGTGGGCGTACTAGTTGTCGGTGTCTGGCTGTCAGTCGGCCTCGCCGCCGTGGCGGAAGCGCCGGAGCTGACCGAGACGGACCGACTGCGCATCATCGCCCTGAGTCAGGCGATGGAGATCGCGCAGCTCAAGGCGCAGGCGGCCCAGCGTGACTACGTCCAAGCGCGCGAGGAGCTGCGGACCGTGGCGGCTCGCCTCGAGCGCCCTGGTTACACGCTGGACTTGCAGACGCTGACCTATCGAGCCGTGGCCGCGCCAGAGACGAAGCCATGACCTCGATTACCCAGACCACCGGCCCACATCAGGGTGAGCCGATGGAACAGCCCATTTCAGAACAGACGCCCATCTCGCTCGGCCTGGTCATCGGCATCGGCCTACTCATCGTCTCCATCCTCGTGGCGTACAACGCGCTCGATAAGCGCGTTTCGGCAATGGAGGAGCACACGAAGACCGTGCAGGACGACATCACTGAGATGAAGGGCGACATCAAGACCCTCCTGAGGCACCAGCAATGACGACCCGCGAAAAGCTCGACACCGTCGTGACAACCGGGACCTGCGCCACGGGCATGTTCGTGGTGATGCTCCTGGTCACGCTTGCGCTGACGCTGCTGGGCGTGCGGCCCGCGGCCGCACAGGACCGGATGCCCCTGAAGACCAAGGTGGCGCTCGGGTGCTTTGCGGTGGGGTCGTACTGGGACGCGGTGAACACCGCCTATTGGAGCGCCAAGGGGAAGGTTCACGAGGCCAATCCGCTCTATCGCCCGATCGTTCGTCGGTACGGCATCGCCGTGACCATGACGATCAAGGGTGGCGGTAACACGGGGATCGCGGCCGCGATCATCGCGGACGACCGTCGGGGCCATCGAAGGCGGGCCTTCTGGTCGGCGCTCGGCGCGTGTGGCGGACAAACCGTGGTGAACGTGCTGAACGGCCGAACTATCAAGGATGCGTCGACGCCGCCCTGATGGCTGTGAACATTCTGGAACGCAAGACGATCGAAAAGGAGCGTGTGATGCATTACCGCAATGGACGCGAAGCGAAGAACGGCGACGTGATTGTGCAGATCGGGGGCTATCCGACAGGCGGAAAGATCGTCGCTGTGGGCGTGCTCCACGGTGCGACCCCTGGCAACGACTACTGCAACGGCAACATCGCTCCGGTGCAGAACACCGTCACGGGAGCCTGCATGTGCGACTGCCTGCACGTCGATGATCTAGCGGCCATTCTTGCCGAGAAGGGCCTCGACAAGCGGCCCGATGGCAAGTAGCCGCAGGTGGCCGTGAAGGTGGGCAACTCCAGGCGACTCCGGAGCGCGAGATGAGCCCGTTGGACCCGGACATTCAGACGATCGCCAAGCGCTACGACGTCGACGCTGCGTTCCTCCAGGCGGTCGTCGAGGCCACGGTGACTCGGCTGGGCGGGGAGTCGCGAGAGACCGTGCCGACGACGTCGATCGCGGGGATGACTGCGCAGCTGAGCGAACTCGGGCAGAGGCTTGAGGCGCTCATCGCGCAGCAACAGCGCCTGGTCGACGCGCTCCGAACTCGTGAGGTGAGGTGTGAAGTGGCAGATGTAGCTATGAAGGTTCGAAGTCTTTCGAACGTGACGATGACGGTGACCGTGACGGAGACACACGCATTCAGGATCCGACGCTTCGTCGCCCTGAATCTCATTCGGCTTGCCGGGCTTTTCCTGGGCTGCCGAGTGGAAGTGGTGGCCGCGGCTCTTCTGCTTCTGCTCATGGCGTCGCCACTCTCGGCGCAGACGTGTCCTGGATTCCCGGCGCGTGGCGTCCAGATCATCGACGCGCTCTACAACCCGGCGCTGGCTAACGGCACGGACGATGACCGGCGGCAGCTGACGCGCACCATCCTCGAGCAGCTCGCGTTCGAGATGCCCGCCGACGGGTGGACATGGAAGAGCGCCGACCCGGGCCGGCCGCCCTCGAAGGACTCGCTCTCGCGCCTGATCAACGGGCGGCTGTGTAACTGGGACTGGCAGTCCGGTGCGACGCGGCAGCGCGCGGTGCAGGCGGGCACCCTCGGCGAGGACATCACGGGGCAGAACCCGATTCCCGTGGCGCGCACCAATCACCTCGGTGACGCCCCTGAACCATTGCCGCCCACGCCTGGCCCGTCGGCGCCGCCGGTCATCGTGCAGGCGCCGCCAGTGGACCTCGGGCCCGTGCTGGCGAACCACGCCGAGACCCGCGAGCACATCGAACGGACCTATCTCGACCTGGTGGCCCGCCTCGAGGAGCTGCGCACGAAGAACGACGCGCTCGCGGCGCAGCTGAAGCAACACGACGAGAACCCGTCGTGGATGTCGAAGGTCTTCGGCTCGCGCTACACCCAGATCGTCATGGGGGCCGCGGCCGCGTGGTTCACGGCACAGCAGACCGGGAAGTAACGAGGACACCATGCAGATCGCAACGACACGCGGACCGATGGACGTTGAGCGGCTAGAGCGGATCGTCGGGTTCGAGGACCGACCGACCGACGGCGCGCTGTGGGTGGAGTTCCGGATCAAGGGCGACGAGTCGCGTGAGCTCGTGCGGCGCGACGCGTTCCGGATTCAGAAGCAGACCGGCGCCGAGATCCCGACGACGCTCGGCCTGATGCCGCGCGAGGCACTGACGCGCGTCGTCGAACTCGAGGACAACCCGGGCGAGATGGTCGTCGCGGAAGTGTTCAAGCTCGCCGGCGAGGTCGTACACCGATCAGCGCATGTCGTGCTGAAACAGGCCGGCGTCGAGGCCGAAGGCGTCGCCGCGGCGATCGGTTAACAGGTAGCAGGGGACAGAGGGAGATCGGACGATGGCAAACACACAGGCACTCTGTACGAGTTTCAAGGTCGAGGCGCTGCAGGGGATCCACGCGCTCGGAACGACCGTGACGCGTGGCAGCACGGCGGCCGACACGCTCAAAGCGGCGCTCTATCTCGCGTCGGCGTCGCTCGGCGCCGGGACGACGGCGTACTCGTCGACGGGCGAAGTCACCGGCACCGGCTATACGGCCGGCGGGATCACGGTGACGAACGCGAACACGCCGAGCTCGAGCGGCACCACGGCGATTTGGACGCCGAGCGCGTCACTCGTTTATACGACCGTCACGCTCACGGCGGCCTTCGACGCGGTGCTCCTCTACAACTCGACGCAGGGCAACAAGGCGATCAGCGTCCATACGTTCGGGTCGCAGACCGTGACGGCCGGCACCTTTACGCTGACGATGCCGACGAACGACGCGTCGAACGCGTTGATCCGCATCGCTTAAATAGATCGTTCACCTATCGAGAGGGCGTGAGTTATGACACAAGAAACGCAGTGGTCGCCGATGACGTGTTCGTGCATGGTGTCGTACCAGTGGGACGACGCCGAAGAGCCGCGCGTGTATCGGTTGATGGGCATCGATCGCCGGTGCGATCGACACGGCGCAATGCTGATCGGCGATATTCACTTCGCGCAGTTGCTCGACGAGAGCTCGCGCGTCGACCGCGTGCTGCCTGAACTGCAGCGACGGTTTCCGCAGTTGTTCGATCCTGAGGATGGCGGGTTTCTCGGATCGTGGCGGTTCGACAACGGGCACGCGCTCAGGATGACGCTGCCGGGCATCAGCACGACAGCGAAGAATCAGTTCATGAGTTGGGCCAACGTCAACATCGGGCTCGGCCTGGTGGGGCTGGACTGAGTCATGCCAGCGGTACAGTTGCAGGGCGCCTGGGAGCGCGGGCTGGCGATCAACTTCAACACCTCGCAGTACTGCGCGTTCTCGAATAACGGGGCCGTCGCACTTACGGCGACAGAAGCGGATCGACAAGAACTCTTTCCGACGGCCGGCAAGCTGTCCGCGTGGGGCGTGTACGTCTCAGCGAACACGATCGCGACGTCTGATTCCACCTTGCGACTACGCATCAACGGGTCGAATGCGTCGATGGTCATCACGATCGCGGCCGGGCAAACGGGGTGGATCTCCGTCCCGGCCGGATCGGTCGATACCGTCGCGGCTGGCGATAAGGTCGCCGTGCTCGTCACGACGCCGAACACGTCAGGCTCGCTGACGATCACGAACTGCAAAGCACTCTATACGGCTACCGGCGGTACGGTCATGCGGTATCGCGCCTCAACGTGGTCGTACGCGCTCAACGGCGTCACGCGATTCACAGGGATCGTCGGCTCTGGCGCCGGATCGACCGCCGAGACTATGTCGGTCATGCGGACGGCCGGCACAATTACCGGGCTGCACTTCCTGATCACCGGTAGCGCGCGAGCGGTGAACGATGTCGTCACCGTGCGGAAAAACGGCGTGGATACGTCGATGACGGTCACGATCAACGGGAACGGGACGTACACCGACACATCGCACCCGGTGACCGTGGCGGTCGGCGATCAAATCTCCGTCAAGTTCGCGGCCGGCGCGTCGGCGAGCTCCATGATCCTCAACGCGGTATTCGAGTTTGTGCCGTCGACGCCAACGTACGACTGGCAGTCGCTCGCCGCGCAGGGAATCGCGGTCAGCACGACGAACTACTTTCAAATGGGCGGGTCGTCACGGTCGTACTCGACCGAAGCGCAGGCGAGCAACGAAATGCTCCAGCCGGCGATCCTGTCATTCGGGCGCGTGTACGTCACTGCGTTTTCACTCGGCGGCGGCGCTACGGCGACCATGCGACTGCGGGTGAACGCCGCCGACGGAAACCAGACCTGGTCGATCAACACGACGGGCGAGTTCAAGGATCTGGCAAATACCGATCGCGTGGCGGTCGGCGACTTGTGCTCGCTGCGGCTCGTCGTCACAGCCGGCACAGGCACGGTTACGGTCAGTACGACCGGCGTCACGGTGCGGCCGGTGTCCATGCCGTTGACGCTGCGGGCGCCGCTTTTCATTGGAGGACGATAGATCATGAGTCGTATTTACACGGTGCCGTTTCAGGGCACGATCACCGCGGCCGGCGGCGACGCGGACCTCTTCGAGATCGCGCCGGCCGATGATAAGCCGTGCAAGCTCCGCGGGTTCACGCTCGGCCAGACGTCCGAGGTCGGCGACGCGGCCGAGGAAGGTCTGCGCGTGTCGGTCGTCCGGCTGAGTGGAACCGTCACGAGTGGCAGCGGCGGGTCGTCGGTCACACCGGTTCCGATGGACAGTGGCGACGCGGCGGCCGGGTTCGCGGCTGAGGGGGGCAATAGCACGATCGCGACGCAGACCGGCGGCGCGACGACGGTCGTCGAGGAACTCGCGTGGAATGAGCGACTCAGTCCATACGAGCACTGGTACCCAGACTCCCAGTTCTCGCCAAAGGCGAAGCAGGGCGAGACGCTCGTCGTCAGGATGCAGACGACGCCGGCCGACGACTTCTCGTTCGCGGGTACGGCCTGGGTCGAAGAGGAATAGTCCGCGATGCGGTTTGTACGCCTTACTCCGTTTCGACCGCCTCGAGCGCGGCGGGTCGTGCCGACAGCGCCGGCCGGTGGCGGCGGCGACGTCACCGTCGCGCTGACGGGCGTCGCAGCGGCTGCCGCAGTCGGCGCGGCGGGTGTGGCCCTTGCGGTCGCACTGACTGGCGCGGCGGCGACTGGCGCGGTCGGCACGGTGTCGGCCGGGTCGAACGTCACCGTCGCCCTCACCGGCGTGTCGTCGGCGTCCGCGGTCGGGTCGCTCGGGTCCGGTCGTACGGTCGCGATTACCGGTGCCTCGAGCGCGGGTGCGGTCGGAACGGCATCGCCAGGCGTCGCTCGGGGCATCACAGGCAACGCGGCGACGGCGGGTGCGGGTTCGGTCGGGCCGGCGACATCGGTCGCGCTGACGGGCGCTCAGGCGGCCGGCCAGGTCGGCACGGTCACCACCGGCGCCGATGTCACCGCGGCGCTCACCGGTGTGTCGGCGTCGACGGCCGTCGGGTCGGTCGGTCCGAACACTGCGCGCGCACTGACCGGCGCGGCCTCGACGGCGGGCGTCGGGTCGGTCGGTCGCGGGACGGCGGTCGGCCTGGCGGGCAACCAGGCGGCCGGCGCCGTCGGGTCGGTCGGCACGTCCGGCGGTGTGCAATACCTCCACCGGTGGGACGTCGTCGACCGAACGCTCGTGAGCGCGTCGCCGGAACGGACGCTCGTCAGTGAATCGCCGGATCGAACGGTCCGGTTCGAAACGGGAGGGTAAGGCAGTGGCGAACAGCGCGCGCTCGAGGAACGTGCTCGACCTGGTGGAAGGCTGGACGGAGGCGGAACCGTTGCGCCTGTACGACGACGGTGTTCCGGTCGACCTGACCGGGAAAACAGTCGCGGTCGAAATCCACGACAAGGACGGCGCCGCGGTGACTGGTGTCGCGGTCGCGAAGGATGCCGACCAGGTCGCCAACCCGGGCCTCGTCTGGCTGACGCCGGCGGCCGGCCTGACGAACGCGGCGTCGCCGTTCTCGATTCATGTCGCCGTGACGGACGGCGCCGGGAAGGTCGTCAAATACCCGCAGGGCGCGGCGTCGACGATCACCGTCTACAAACCATAGCGCGGGAGGGACCGATGTCACCGTTGCTCGTGGAATTCATCGGCGCGATCGTTCGTTGGCTGCTGACGGCGGCCGGCGCGGCGCTCGTCGCTCGAAATGTGATCACCGTCGACCAGGCGGCGCGGTTCGCGGACGGGTTCGCGCCGGAACTCGTCGGCGCGGCGCTCGCGGCGCTGCCGCTCGTCTGGTCGCTGGCGCACAAGTGGTACGCGCGAGTGACGCTGAACGCCGCGCGAGAACTGCCGGCCGGGGCATCGGACGACCAGCTACGCGACCGCGTGCGCGATTTGATGCTCAGGCCGGGGGAATGAATGCCCGACGCGCCGACGACGCCGCAGCCGGCTCCGCAGCCTCGAGAACTGCCGGGCAGCCGACCGGATTCGATCCGATGGATCGGCCGGTTCGTGCCGGGGTTCTATCCGTAGTCTGTCCGGCGTGCGGCGAGTCGGGCGCGCTGCTCGAGCAGGTCGGGCTCGGCGTCTGGTACTGCCAAGTCTGCAGTTGGTCGGGTTCGGACCGGCGTCCGGTGTGACCTGGGAACCGCGCGACGCCCCGACGCGCGGAGTCGCAGCGGGCGCCGGTCTGATATGCTGCGACGCGGGTCGGCGAATGGGTCGCCGGTCACGCGCGTAAACGTATTAAATAGACGAGTTTACGGACAATCGTAAAATCGGTGCCGATTTTCGCTTGACGCGATACGCTCTAGTCCGTATCGTGTTCAACGTATATGGCACTGACGACTGAGCAACTCACCGCACTACGGACAACGGCTGTCGGCGACTCGGGGAACCGTCTCAAGGTCGCGATCGACCTTGCGGGGGAAACACAGTCGAGCGTCGCGCGGGCGCTCGGATACCTGAACGCGTCGACCGTGTCCGACCACGTTCGCGGCCGGTCGGCCGACATGAGTCTGTCGAACGCGCAGAAGTACGCGCGGCACTTCGGCTGCCAGGTCGACGACCTCTTTCCGATTCTCGACGCCGAGCGGGTCGCGTGATGTCGGGCGCACTACTGAGGGAAACGCCCGCGCTTGGCGAACCGAACGCGCCGGCCGCGTCGCCGTGGATGACCACGCGCGAGGCGTGCGAGTACCTCCGGTTCACCGGCTCAGACCGGCTCAACAGCCTGTATCGGTTCATCGAGGCGAAGGGGATCCGCAAGCGGTACCGCAGCCCGAAACGGCTGCTGCTGTCGCGGGCCGACATCGACGCGGCGCTCGCCGGTGTCGGCGCGGCTCGCCGGCGCAACGTGATCAAGCTCGCACAGGGGGCGGCGTGATGGCGGCGCACACCGTCGGCCCGTGGGAGATCAACGGCGAGGGCGCGATCGTCGCCGTCGTCGCGCCGGCGCGCTACGGGCTGGCCGGCGTCATCACGGCGCCGCTCACGTCGCGACTCGAGCCGGTCGCCGAAGAGCAGCAGCACGCCAACGCGGCGCTCCTGGTCGCGGCGCCCGACCTGCTCGCGGCGTCGCTGGCGCTGCTCGAGCACATGCGCCCGCTCGTGCTGATGCTTCCCGCAGACAACCCGGTCGCCGTCGCCTTCGGACAACTCGACGCCGCAGCGCAGCGCGCAACCACGACGGAGGACGTATGCAGCACGCAATCGTAAAGGCGTGGTTCGAGGCGCTCGCCGTCGGCGTGCTGCTGGTCGGCGTCGGCCTGGGGCTCGTGGTCGTCGCGCTGTCGGCGTGGAAGGGGCACCGATGACGAGCGCGATCGAATGGCTGCTCGGGTTCGGCGCGGTCGTCGCGCTGCTCGCGATTGTGCTCGCGGACGCGTTCAGTCGGCGCCGCGACAACCTCGACGATCACCGGTTCGACTGAAAACACGAAACGCCGACCGGGGCTGAGTCGGTCGGCGTTCGTTTCACCACGACCGCGCGCTAGGGGGCGCGCTGCAATGGCTGACAAACAGCATACCGCAGAACAGATAGACGGGCGCGACGGGCTGGCGCTCGCGATCGTCGACCCGGCCGACCTGCCAGGCGTCAACGAGTGGTCCGTGTGGATCGGACCGGCCGGCGCCGACCCGACCGCGTCTGACGACGGCACGCTGATCGGGTTCGGGCCGACGCGCGAGTCGGCGATCGCGATGGCAAAGCGACGACTGACGGAACTGCTGGTCGCGCTGATGCGTACGAGGTACGGCGCGTGACTGGCTACGTCATCTCTAAGGACTTCCCGTCGAGCGACGGTCAGGCCGTGACGGTGGCGCCATTCTTCGCCACGACGCCGAACACGTCGTCGATCGCTATCGGTCCGGAGCGGTCGACGCCAGTTCTGCACCACGCGAAAACCTGGCGCGAGCGTCGGCACGCCGTCGCCGTGCTTCACGCTGGCGGCTGGCACCGGCACGGCTGGCGCGTCGAGAACGCGCGGCGCTACCGCGAGGCGGGGCAGTAATGCCGGCGTTCTCGCTGCTCGAGTTCCTCAAGTCGATTCCGGCGTTCGTCGTGACGTGTCCCGACGACGTGCTCGGCGGGATCGTGGCGCTCGTGATCATCCTGGCCGCGCGTCGGCTGACGACGTCCGAGCACGGCGGCGCCGGGCGCCTGTTCTGGTAGGGCATTCCATGAGTACCGAGATTCTCCTAATCGACCTGTCGTCGCTGGCTCACCCGATCTGGCATCAGTCACAGGCCGAGCCTGATCCCAACGCGACGAGTCAAAAAGTCGTCGCGCGGGTTCGCGCGCTCGCGTCCGAACACAAGCACGCTGCGGTCTGCTGCGACTCGGGTCGGTCGTTCCGCAAAGACATCAGCGACGCGTACAAAGCCAACCGGCCGGAGTCGGACGCGTCGCTACAGCATCAGATCCGCCTGGCGTGCGAGCAACTCGCGGCCGACGGGTTCCCGGTCTGGCGCGTGCCGAACTTCGAGGCCGACGACCTGATCGCGTCCGCGGCCGTCGAGGCGATCAAGCGCGGACATACCGTGCTCGTCGTCTCGGCCGACAAAGACCTGCTGCAACTTGTCGACCCGTGCGTGCGACAGAAGCGACCCGACACCGGCGCGATCCTCGACGAGGCGGGCGTACGCGAGCGGTTCGGCGTGAAGCCGGGACAGATGCGGGACTATCTCGCGCTCGTCGGCGACGCGTCGGACAACATCAAAGGCTGCAAGGGCGTCGGACAGAAACGCGCCGTCGAACTGCTCGCGGCGTTCGGGACGGTCGAGGGGATCTTCGCAGCCGTCGACGCTGACGCGGAGCAGTTCACGCCGTCGATGCTCGCCTCGCTGCAAGAGTTCCGCGACCGCGCGCCGATGACATTGCAACTCGTCGAGCTGCGGTACGACGTGGCGATCCCGTTCGACGAAGTCGAGCGCGAACGCGTCGGCCAGGACACACAGCAATTCCTTTCCGAGATTGGAGACGACATGGAAGTCGACGAACTCACGACGGCCGAGCCGTCGCTGGTGCAGCCGTCACAGCCGACCGCAGACGAGCAGCCGACCGACGAGCCGAGCGCACCGGCGGCGCTGCTGCCGGCTGTCATCGACGCGGCGCCGGCGTCGTATCAGTTGCAACTGGATCCGCGGTCGATGGAACAGGCGCGCGTCCTGGCGGTCGACATGTTCAAGTCGCGCCTCTTCTCGGCGTACGGGACGCCGCAGGGCGTGCTCGCGACGCTGATGCTTGGGCGCGAACTCGGGCTGCCGGCAATGGCGTCGCTGCGTCAGATTCACGTCATCGAGGGGCGCCAGGCACTGAGCGCGCAACTCATGGTCGCGCTCGTGCTCAAGTCGGGCCAGGCCGAGTACTTCGAGCCGCTCGAGTTCGACGAGACGCACGCGACGTTTGAGACGAAGCGACGCGGCGCGCGAAACCCGGTGAAGCTGACGCACACGATCGAGATGGCGCGGACGGCCGGGCTCCTGAAAGACAAGTCGAACTGGCTCAAGGTGCCGACCGACATGCTCGTCGCGCGGGCACAGTCGCGCCTCTGCCGGCTCGTGTATCCCGACATCATCGGCGGTCTGTACACGGCCGACGAACTGCGCGAACTGTCCGACCTGCAGGGCGCGGCGTAAGTCATGAGCGCATCCGAAGAAACGCTCGCGCTGCTGCGGTCGATCGACGCCTCGCTAAAAGTGATCGCGGCGTCGGTCCGCGCACGCGCACCGAAGGCGGTCGCGTCCGACCGCGACCTCGACGGGCCGCACGGCGATCCGGTGCTCAAGTTCATGCCGCGCGACTGGTCGGGCGCGTCGTTCAAGGGTTCGCGGTTCTCCCAGTGTCCGGCCGACCTGCTCGACCTGGTCGCGGAGACGTGCGAGTACTTCGCGGCGCAAGCCGAGGCGAAGGGCGAGACGACCGGCGCCGGTAAGCCGGTCGCGCCGTACAAGCGGGCCGACGCCGCGCGGGCGCGTGGATGGGCGGCGCGCATTCGGGCCGGGAAGGTCACGCCGGCGACGGCGACGCCAGACACAGCCGACGAGATGGGCGAGGGCGACGACTGGGCGCCGGGGGCGGGATGGTAACGATGCTGATACCGACGTTCCGCGGCGTCGTGTCGCCCGATGCGACCGTCGTCTTTCGCGCCGGCGAGCGCGAGCGGCGCCGCGAGTGGCTGCAGACGCTCGCCGGCCGCGAGGTCGAGATCGTCGTACGCCCGGTGCGGCGCCAGCGCACGACGAAGCAGAACGCGTGGATCCACGGCGGGATCGTCCTGCCGATCGCGCAGTTCACCGGCGACAACCCGGACACCGTCAAAGCCGACCTGATGCGCGCCTGTTGGGGATCGGTGCTCGCCGACGACGGCACGCTCGAGGCGTGGATCGGTCACACGTCGAGCATGGACGTCGACCAGGCGGATCACTTCATCGACTGGGCGCCGGCGTTCGCGCTCAACGTGCTCGGCGTCGAACTGCCGCTACCCAACGAGGCCGAGGTCGTCCGGTGATTCACGAAGCCGGACCGTACAACGCGGAGACGATGCAGCAGACCTGTACACGCTGCGGCACGCTCGTCGCCTGGCCAGACCTCGAGACGGTCGAGGTCTGGCAGTGGGATCGGGCGCGGCAAGGCGAGGTACTCGTCGGGCACAAGGTCGAGCGGTGGCCGGGTCGGTCGTTCCCGACCGGCGCGCTCGTCGAGGTCACACGATGGGGCCGATGCATGGTCATCGACCCGAAGGCGGTCGCGACATGTCACGAGCTCAAGTACCACATCGGCACCCGTGCGACGTCTGTCGCCGATGGGTGCCTTGCGACGGCGCACTCGAGCGCAACCACGACGGAGAACCCGAAGTGATCTGCAGCAGCTACCACGTTCCAGGTGGGCACCGTCCGACGGTCTGCGACGCGTGTCGCGAGGCGGGGCGATGAAGTTCTGCGCGTGGTGCACACGCGAGATTGTCGGCCGGCTGTCGATGGGGTCGCGGCGGTTCTGCGATACGCGGTGCCGGGACCGGGCCGCGGCACACCGGAAAGCATTGCAGGAAGTTCGGGCGGGTCGGCCGTCGTTCCGCGGTCCTGGCAATGACGCCAGGCGCGAAGCGGTGGGAACGGTCGACCCGCTCGCACAGCGATAAGGGGATTCCGGGTATGGGATTGCTCGACGGGCTCAATCTCCCGCGGCTCGACGTCGTGCAGAACACGCGGCGCACGCTGGCGCCAGTGCGGCCGACGGTGCTCGAGCGGCGCGACAAGCGGGCCGCGAAGCAGACGGCCGAAGAGCAGCGCAACGCATCGGTATGGGAGCGCGATCGCGGTGTGTCGCGGGCATCGGGTCGGCCGGTCGTCCACGCGTCGCCAGTAGCGTCGAAACGCGGCGAAGTGGCACACCTACCGACCGCGACTAGGTCGACGAACCCGGCGACGAAGCTCGACCCGCACCGGTGCGTGCTGCTGACGGCGGAAGAGCACGCACTGAGCGACGCCAGGACGGCCGGCGCGAAGGGCAAGGCACTACTCGAGATCAAGGGAACAGACGCGCGCAAGGCGATCACGTTCATTCGGCGCAACGAGCGCGGGCGCGTGCTGTGGCGCCGGACCTCGACGCCAGACGGCGAAGTCAGGGACTAGGGGTTATGGCTCGCTCACGCATTCTGCACCCGGGGTTTTTCCACAACGAGGATCTGCTCGAACTGTCGCCGCTCACGCGGCTGCTCTTCGAGGGACTCTGGACGATCGCCGACCGCGAAGGCCGGCTCGAGGACAGGCCGAAGCGGATCAAGCTAGCGATCCTGCCGGTCGACGACCACGACATCGACCAGGCGCTGTCGGACCTGGCGCGGTCCGGTTTCCTGCTGCGGTATGAAGTCGACGGCCGTAAGTACATCCAGATCAGCGAGTTCGCGAAGTACCAGAAGCCGCACTACAGGGAAGCGGCGAGCGTGATACCGCCGTTCATCGGCGAAGGACGCGCGAGCATTGCCGAACATCGGAGCATCATCGCGCAACCATCAGCCGACGACGCGCCAACGTTGGCCGACGATTGCCCGACGTCGGAGCCGGAATGTGCGACATGTCCCCCGGTTTCAGTTTCAGTTTCAGTTTCAGTTTCAGATTCAGAAGAACCGCCAACATCGGCGGTTCATCCACCGACGACGCCGCCGACGACGCAGACGCAGACGACGACGCCGCCGACGGCCGGACCGGGACCGAAGTCGGTCGGGCGGTTCTTCCTGCACCGGTGGCAAGTCGAGGAACTGATCACGGCGCTCGGGCCGCACGCGGACGACTTCGACCTCGACATCTGGCTCGACGAACTCACCCGTAAGGCGAACGCCGAGCGGATCACGTTCCCGACGCGTGACGGGCGCTGGACATGGATCCAGGCGCAACTCGCCGCCGAGATCAAGCGGCGCAATCTGCCGACGGCCGACGTACCGCCGAAGGCGCTCGCCGAAGTTCGGTCGACGGTGCCGGGCGTGGCCGCGACCGCGCGGTATCTGGACTAGGGGCGACACATGGCGAACGATGTCGACCTTGTCGAGCGGTCCCTACCGCACAACCTCGAAGCCGAGCGCGCGGTGCTCGGCGCCTGTCTGATCCGGCCGGACGCGATCGACGAGGTGCTCGGGATCCTCGAGCCGGCGCACTTCTACCGGGACGCACACCGGCGCATGTGGGGCCATATGCGGCGCCTGGCGCTGCGGCGGATTACGACCGACCTCGTCACCGTCAAAGAGGCGCTCGTTACCGCGAACGAACTCGACCAGGTCGGCGGGCCCGTCTACCTGGCGTCACTAGTCGACGGCGTACCGCGCTCGACGAACGTCGGGAGTTATGCCGGGATCGTTCGGCAGAAAGCGCAACTCAGGGCGACGATCGCCGCGGCAAATCGGCTGCTCGAGCGCGCCTACCAGGCCGACGGCGATCCGGCCGACGTCATCAACGAAGCCGAGCGGGCGCTGTGCGAGATCGCCACGAACAGCGACGGGGGCGGGTTCAAGCGGCTGTCTGAGACGTTGCCGAAGGTGCTCGACCAGGCCGAAGCGTGGACAAAGTCGCCCGGCGGGATCACGGGGCTGCGGACCGGGTTACGGGCGCTCGACGCGATGACGCGCGGACTGCAGCCGGCGAACCTGATCGTCGTGGCGGCGCGGCCGTCGATGGGCAAGTCGGCACTCGTGCAGGGAATCGAGCGCGCGGTCGCCGGCGCCGGGCACACGGTCGGCGCGTTCTCGCTCGAGATGTCGGTCGAAGAGCACGCGATCCGCGCGGTGACGTCCGAGGGGCGCGTCGACGGGCACCGGCTACAGCGCGGGCGACTGTCCGAGGTCGAGTACGGCCGGTTCTCGCACGCGCTCGGCACGCTCGAGCCGTTGCCGCTCTTCGTGGATGACTCGCCGTTTCTGACCGTGTTCGACATTCGCAGCCGGGCGCGACGCCTGAAAGCCGAGCACGGGCTGTCGCTGCTGACGGTCGACTACGCGCAGTTGATCGAAAGTCACGAGCGCGGCGAGAACCGCAATCTCGAACTCTCGAAGATCACGCGCACGCTCAAGGCGATCGCGAAAGAACTAGAGATCCCGGTGATCGCGCTGTCGCAACTCTCGCGCGACCTCGAGAAGCGCATCGACAAGCGACCGCAGATGTCCGACTTGCGCGAGTCGGGCGCGCTCGAGCAGGACGCCGACCTGATCCTGTTCATCTATCGACCAGAGAAGTACGCCGAGCAGCCGGCCGGCGAGTTCGCGCAGATGGATCCCGACGAATACCGCCGGTACGCCGAACTGATCCTCGCGAAGCAGCGCAACGGGCCGATCGGCACGATCCCGGCGCGGTGGACGGCCGAATACACGACGTTCTCGGACTGGAACGCCGACGCATCACAGCAGCCATTACCGACGGGGGAATGATGACGAGTTACGCGCCCGTGTTACCGGGCATGTTCGACCAGGTGCCGACCGACGCGCCGCTCGTGGCGTCGGTGCCGGCAAGCGACCGACGGCTCGACGTGCTGCTCGCGGCCGTCGAGGCGAAGGCGAACACCGATACGACCGGGTTCAGCCTTGCGGCGTCGCGGTTCATCTTGCGATACCTCGAGGCGCACGGCGCGACGTCCGGCGAGCGTGTCACCGACGCGGCGAAGCTGGCCGGGATCGTCCCGACCGACGATCGGCACTTCGGGCCGGTCTATCTGCGGCTCGCGCGGCTCGGTGTCATCCGGAAAACCGGCTACACCGCGCGCACGAAGGGGCACGGGTCCGGCCAGGCGCCGGTATGGGAGATCGGCCAGTGACGCGCGTCAGGCGGATCACGCTGGCCGGCGGCGCCGTGCTCGAGATCGGCGGCGGCCGGCGCCTGTTGATTCACCCGGGGTTCTGTCCCGTCTGCCGGCGCAAGGTGACGGCGGACGGCGATCGGGACCACGCGAGCACGATACCGGCCGACGCGCAGGCGACCGACCTCGAGGTGACGGTCGTCGTCGATGTGTGCCACGGGCGCCAGGTATCCGGGAGGGTGACGTGCTGACGTTCATCGCCTGGGGCGTCGCGGCGCCGAAGGGGTCGGCGAAGGGGTTCGCGGTTCCGGTGAAGGGCAAGCCGGGGAAGTTCCGCGCGGTCGTCACGCACGATAACAGCCGTACGAAGGGCTGGCAACAGGTCGTAAGCGAGGCGGCGTCTCGGGCGCTCGAGACGGCCGACCCGGCGGCGTTCATCGGCGACGCGCCGGTTCGGGTACTGGCGGTGTTCTACCTGCCGCGGCCGAAGTCTCACCCGAAGAACCGGCGGATCCATCACACCAAAAAGCCGGACCTCGACAAGCTGACGCGCTCCGTCAACGACGCGCTCACCGGCGTCGTCTGGAACGACGACTCGCAGGTCGTCGGGCTGAAGGTCGAGAAGCACTACGCACCACCGGACACGGCGCCGCACGCCGTGATCACAGTTCAGCGGGCGCCGGAGCTTGGCTGACGTTCACGAAAGGACGAAGGGAAACACGATGTCTCAGGACTTTTTCAACGGGCTGAAGGTCGGGATCTTCCTCGATGCGGTGGCACCTGGCACCGAAAAGCGCAAGAGCGGCGAGACGAAGATCGTCACGCTGTCGTGTCGGGTCGAACCGTTCACCGCGGACCTCGCGACCGCGATCGACGACGGCGTTCACGCGAAGCACCAGATCAAGCCGTTGCTCTACAACATGACGGACGCAGAGCCGAAGTCGATCGTCGAACGTCTGGCGGTGCGGCTCGGGTGTCCGCGACAGCGCGTGCTCCTGTTCGCGTCGAGCGACACGGTGAAGGAGTCCCTCGCGCTGCAGGATGTGCGGGTCGGCGGGATCACCGTTCGCACGTCGAAGGACGCTAACGGCTATGTGCTGACGTTCCGCGCGTCGTTCGGGCCGGTCGGCAAGACGGAACTCGAATACCTCCACGACTGGTACCTCGGGCAGCGGTTCGCCGTGTTCAGTCAGGCCGAACCGTCGCTCGAATTCAGCGGCGCCGACGCGGGCACCGACCAGCAGCAGCCGAGCGACGCGGACGAAAAGGCACGCCAGGCGGCGCCGGGTCTGACCTGGGACGACGCACCGGCCGACGCGCCGGCGGCGCCAGGGGACGCGCCGACGTCGGTCGTCGAACAGGAACAGGGCCAGCGTACGACGCTGCACACCGGGCGCGGCGGTCGCCGCAACCGACGCGAATCGCCCGACGTCGAAGCGCGGCGCCAGCGAGAAGCCGCGGCGCAGGTCGGCGACGTGGCCGACGACGACGACCAGGCGACCGACGACGACATCGAGGAACAGGTCGCGCACTGACGCGCGCAGGGGTTCAGGACGTCGGCCGGTTCATAAATGCTCAGGAAACCTGGGAGAGGGAAGCCTGACAACCAGAACCGAGAATCGGTTCGCCGGCCGTCGTCCTGACCAGATTCGAAACGTCGGCGCTCGCTTCAGACGCCGATCGTCCGGCGCTCGACGGGTGCGGTCGGTGCGGGTCGGGTGTTCCGACCTGGCGCCGGCGTTTCGGATGACGTTCGGCAACTTGGAACTCAGAAGTCAGAAGGAATAGGCGCATGGATGCGACGACGCGCACCGCGATCGCGATGATTTTCGAAGAATGGCAACGACGCTACCAGGCCGACCCGGCGGGGTTCCTGGCCGATGACCAGGCGCACGCGCTCGAGCCACGGACGTACGGCGAACAGGCGGCCGACACGTTCATTCGGATCGGCAACGAACTCCGGGCACCGGTGCAGGCGTGACACTCGAACAGCGCGCCGCGGCATTCGCGGCAGCCTTTCCGCAGTATCCGGCCGCCTGGCCTCGACTCGTCGAGGAAGGGGGAAAGCCGGTGCTCCATCTCGTTTGGCTCGATACGGTGTGGCCGATGCACCGGAAAGCCGAATGGAGAACGGTCGGGCGGATCCTGCTGCAGCGGTCGACGAATCACCGGGCGCGCATCGTGTCGATCTTCGAGCGGGTGGCCACATGCTGATCCAGGCCGACGCGCGGCGTATCCCGATCAAGGACGGCTGTATCCAGTGTGTCGTGACATCTCCGCCGTACTGGGGGCTGAGGGACTACGGCACGGCAGAGCAGATCGGGCTCGAACGCACACCCGACGACTACGTTCGCGAGATCGTCGCGGTGTTTCGCGAAGTTCGGCGCGTGCTCACGTCCGACGGCGTGCTGTGGCTGAATCTCGGCGACTGTTACGCGACCGGCGCCGGCGCGGTCGGGAATCAGGGGCACCGCGGATCGCGGGGCGGGTCACCGAAGCAACGGCATACCTGCGCGGCCGTGGGTCCGATGACGCAGCCAAACCGTATGCCGTTGCCAGGGCTGAAACCGAAGGATCTCGTCGGTATTCCCTGGCGGGTCGCGTTCGCGCTGCAGGCCGACGGATGGTATCTGCGATCGGACGTCATTTGGTCGAAGCCAAACCCGATGCCGGAGTCGACGACAGACCGACCGACGAAGGCGCATGAGTACCTGTTTCTGCTGACCAAGAGCGAACGGTATTTTTACGACGCAGACGCGATTAGGGAGCCACACGTAAGGCTATGGGACGCGACGAACGGCGGGAACCTGTCGCCGTCTGGCGCCCACAAAGCGAACGGTGCAGTCCGGGAGCGTGGCGGCGATTATCCAAAGCCTAACGTGCTCGGTCGTAACCGTCGCAGCGTCTGGACCGTCCCAACGATGCCCTACTCCGGCGCGCACTTCGCCACGATGCCGGAAAAGCTCGTGGAGCCGTGCATCTTGGCCGGTAGCCGCCTCGGAGATCGCGTGCTTGATCCGTTTATGGGAAGTGGCACTGTCGGAGCCGTGGCTGAACGTCTCGGCCGTCGATGGGTCGGACTGGATCTGAATCCGGCGTATCACCAGCTCGCGAAGAAGCGCACCGCACAACGCGGGCTGATGTTCGAGACGGTGACGCCATGACGCCGGCGCCGTATTACCAGGACGACGCCGTGACGCTGTACTGCGGCGACTGCCGGGCGATTCTGCCGACCCTCGAGCCGGCCGATCACGTCGTCACCGATCCGCCGTACGACGAGGCAACGCACGCGAACGCGCGCACGGCGGCGAAAGCATCGACGCCGGACGGGGCGACGGGACAGCGCACGCTCGGCGACGTGGGGCGCATCGCGATCGACTTCGACCCGCTCGACGTCGACGCGACGGTGCCGATCCTCCTGCAGTACGCGCGGCGATGGGCGATCGCGTTTTGCGGGCTTGAGATGCTCGGCGCGTATCGGCGGGTCGCCGGCGACGCGTGGATCCGGTCGGGGTTCTGGCGCCGGCCGGACGGCGCGCCACAGTTCACCGGCGACCGACCGGCGCAGCCGGGCGAGGGCATCGCGATCATGCACCGGCCGCTCTCGGCCGGCCGCGAGGGGCGTACACGGTGGAACGGTGGCGGCCGTCACGGGTTTTACGAGTTCGGCGTCGTGCGGTCCCTACGCGCACACCCGACACAGAAACCGGAGCCGCTGATGCTGGCGCTGCTCGCCGACTTCACCGACCCGGGCGACCTCGTGCTCGACCCGTTCGCCGGCGACGGGACGACGCTCGTCGCGGCGAAGCGGCTCGGCCGTCGGGCGATTGGGATTGAACTCGAGGAACACCGATGCGCGAAGGCGCTCGAGCGTCTCACGCAAGGCGGGCTCTTTAGCGTCGCGGCCGAGCAGGCCGGCGCGCTCTTTGACACGGTAGAGGGCTGACACGATGACAACTCACGAGACAGAGAACCAGGCGGCGCGGGCTGAACTACTCAAGGCGTTCCCGTGGGAAAGCGCGAAGGCGGGCGCAGAGGCGGCGACGTTGCCGCTTTTGGCGCAAGCGGTCGTCGACCTGCTCGGGGCACGCGTTCGCGAACGCGACGTGCTGCTCGTCGAGCGCGACGCGCTGCAGGAACGGCTCGCCGCGGCCGAGCGCGAGGCGGCGGTCGCCCGGTCGTCGGTGTCGCCGGTGCTGTCGGTCACGCCGCGCGAGGAAATGGTCGCCCGGCTCGCCGGCGACGTGTTCTGCGCGGCTCTGGTGCCGAACGGCTATCTAGAGCAGCACAGCGAACCGGCGCAGATCCAGCGGGCGGTACGTCTGGCGCGGCAACTCGTCGAGGAAGTCGAGCGCACCGGGCGCGGCAAGATGCCGCAAAAGATCGCCGATCCTGAGCCGACGTGTCCGGGCCCGAATTGCGTTCGGTGCAGTGGCGAGTACTGCGACGTTCATCTGACCGATCCGTGCGACTGCGGGACGGTCGAACGGCACGCAAGCGACGCGGTAACGCGCGGACTGCGCGACGGGGGTAAGTGATGGCAACGATCGACATTTACCAGGACAGCCGCGGCGGCGGGCGCTGCCGCTCGTGCGGTGCGGCGATCGAATGGGCCGAGAACGTGAAAACCGGCAAGCGGATCCCGTTCGACGCGCCGATCGTCCCGGTTCGGACGCAGGGCGACGTACTCGGCGGCCGTGTCGTCGAGTCGGTCGACACAACGGTGACGACGTCGCATTTCGCGACGTGTCCACAAGCGAAGGACTGGCGGCGCCGATGACACTCACAGCAGCCACTAAAAGGAAGATCGACAAGCATGTCGCGCGCACGATGCTGGCCGACAAGCTGAAAGCGCACGCGGCCGGGCTCGACGCGGGGCAGCGTCTCGCGCCGAGCGAGTTCGACCGCAGAGTCGCGAACCTGCTCCGCGAGGCCGCACAGGTCATCGAGGACGACGCGCGGGCGCTGTTGCCGAAGGCGCTCAGATGAGGACGTGCGCGCAGAAGGGATGCCCGACGCTGGTCGTACGGGGGCGCTGTGCAGCACACGCGCGAGAAGTCGACCGGGCTGAGGTCGTAAAGGTGGCAAAAATGCCGGCGGGAGCGTGGGAGACGGAGATCATCCGGGTTCTACTGCGGCGCTGCAAGGTGCAACCGGCACAGGTTAACGCGGCGGTCGTCGAGGTCATCGAGATCGCCAGGACGGAGCGGGACCGGCACGGCGCCGAACGCTACGCGGCCGGGCGTGAGGCGGGCTACACGGCCGGGTACCGGTCGGTGCATGGGCGGGCGGATCGGTAACGAGCGCCGCCGCCGCCGGGAGCGCGTGGGCTACATCCACGCGGGGGAGTAGGTAGGGAACGTGATGAATGTCGGCATATCGACAGCGGC